ACGACAACAACATCCAGAGGGCGTGGAACGGCCAACTTGACGAAGTTCGCGTTTCTGCAACGGACAGGTCGGCGGCGTGGGCATTGTTCGAGTACGACAACATCGCCGACTACGCATCGACGATCACGCACGGGGCGTGGAGTAGCGCCGCAACCCCGTCCGCAAGCCCAAGTGCTAGTCCGAGTGCTTCTCTCAGCGCAAGCCCGACGACCAGCCCAAGCGCTTCTCTCAGCGCAAGTCCTACAGCATCGCCGTCTGAGAGTGTAAGTGCGTCACCCTCAGCATCGCCCAGCGCGAGTGTTTCAGCGTCCCCATCTGAGAGCGTTTCCGCAAGCCCTAGCGCATCTGTTTCCGCAAGTCCGAGCTTGAGCCCAACAGCATCGGTTTCCGCCAGTCTCAGTGCCAGTCCGACCACAAGTCCATCGGCCAGCTTGAGCGCAAGCCCGACAACTTCGCCGTCACTTAGTCCAACGACTAGCCCAAGCGCAAGTCCATCTGCATCCGTTTCCGCAAGCCCGTCCGCAAGTTCGAGCGCAAGTGTTTCAGCATCACCGTCTGCCAGTCTGAGTGCAAGTCCCACGACCTCGGTGAGCGCGTCGACCAGCGCAAGCCCGTCGGCCAGTTTGTCTGCCTCTCCGACAGCGAGTGTTTCCGCAAGCCCGTCCGCCAGCGCAAGCGCCAGCCCGTCTGCGAGTCCGAGTGCTAGTCCGTCAGCGTCGTTGCTCGACTTGGTATTGACACACCCAAAACCGTTTGCAGTCGTATCGACGCACCCGAAGCCGTTTACATTGGAGATAACACAGAACCCATGAGGTACATGAACAATGGCAGGTAACTTTTACATCGGAGAAGTGTATCGCACGACCACCACTGTCCGCAACAGCGCGGGTACGGTCACGGACCCGGACGCCATTACATGCACCGCGACCGTGAACGGCGTTGTGAAAGTAAATGCCCAGGCGATGACGCAATCCTCCACCGGCATCTACTACTATGAGATCACCCTAGACACAGCGGGTCAGTGGGACATTTCGTCTAGCGCGACGAGCGGAAATCTTATACAAATTGAGCACGATCAGATCGTTGTGAATCCGGCTGTGCCGTATGCGCTCTGCACCGTGCAAGAACTAAAGACCTATCTTGGCATCGCACAGACGACCACGACCTATGACACCGCGTTGCTTGAGGTCATTGACGGGGCAACCGGATTGATCGAAGACTACTGCCACCGAAAGTTCGCCAACCAAGCCTACGCACTCGACCAGTACGACGGAGACGGCGGCTACTATCTGTTGCTCGACAACTATCCGGTCACCGCGTTGACCCGCTTCTCAATCGGCACACGGTCGGCGATGTATGTCACCAACGTCAACAGCGACTCAGCGTCTGCCTATGTATCGGTCGACCGGACCAATGTGACGCTCGTTGTCGTGGGTGGGGCGAACGCAGGGACGAACACGGTGGCACTAGCGACGTACACGACAATGACTGCCCTAGTGACACAGATCAACACGATTGGTGAGGGCTGGACGGCGACGATCTACGCTTCCGAGTTCGACAACTTCCCGTCCGCAGACTTGCTCGACCAGTTCGGACTCTATGCAAAGAGTTCAAACGCCTATCTGTATATGCCGGAAAAGCGGTCGTACGATTTCACTATCGACGAAGCCCGGGGCATTATCCACTCGCCGTGGTGTCTCATCAAAGGCCATCAGAATATCATTGTGGATTATACCGCTGGTTTCCGTGTGATTCCCGAGGGTTTGAAGACGGCGGCAATGGGTCTTGCAAGCTACATGTACCATCAAGGACAGTCCGACCCAACGATGAAGTCCGAGACACTTGGGGATTATCAGTACACTACTGGCCCCAATGCGCTGAGTGACAATGGCTCGATCAACCCGAAGTCGCTGCTCGGCCAGAAACTGAACCTGTACCGCAGACATATTGTGATGTGAGGTGACGGATGAGCATACGCAGCATGATCGCGAAAACCGGCTCGGTTGCAAACATTGAGACGGTCACACGCACGGCCGACGCTGTGGGCGGCTGGACCGAGGCGTGGGCTACTGTCGGCACATACTCTGCCGTTCCCGTTCGTATTCGTCTACTCTCAGGCGACGAGCACGAGATGACTGAGAAGAAAACGGTGACCGCCACACACAAGGCATACTTTGAAGGCACACTGACAAGCGTAGACGAATCGTGCAGGATTACGTCCGATGGAAAAACATATCGCATTTTGCTCGTGAATGACTGGAACCAGACGGGTGACTATACCCAGATTTGGATTGAGTTTGTGGACTGAGCACTATGTTGCAAGTCGCATAACATAGTGTATAGTTTATTGAGGTAATTATGGCTCTTAGAACAACAAAGCTGATGTGGTACGGACGCAAAGTGTCTGACGCCTATATGCTCCAGATGTTCAAGGGGGTCGAAGGCGCTGGCCGCTATCTCGAAGAGTATATCAAGCACTCTTTCGATACAAGCAAGTCCGGTAGTCAGTATGCGAAGCCCGGCAGTGGTCATAAGACAAAGGCCGGTGGCATTGCACGTACAAAATACACGGCAAGCGCTGTCGGTGAGACGCCCGCAATCGTGACCGGCAAGCTGCGCGCGTCGATAACACACAAGACAATCCCGTGGAAGCTCAAGACTACTGTGTCAAAGGTGGGCGTGATCGGGACAAAGGCATCAGAACAGGTGGTGGACCCGGAAACTGGGCGAAGCAGGAATATAACATACGGCGCTGTTGGCGCTATCTTGGAACTTGGACTCGGCTCGTTGAAGGGTCCGCACCCGTTTCTCCGTCCAGCACTCGACAAGAACCGCATGGTAATCTTCAACATTATCATCAAGGGCATGCGCGGCGGCGAGATTGCAAGCAACATGACTGGGCTGGGATTCTGGAAAGCAGACGTTGGAGTAAGATGATATGTTGAGCTTCTTGACCGCAATCTACTCTGAGTTCGCGGGCAACAGCGCACTCAAAACGGCTGTCGCCTATACGACTGCGCGACCCGGCTTCTATCTGGGGCACGCGCCTGACAATGTGCTAGACGGCGGACCGTTCATCGTCGTCAATCTGATTTCGGACGTACACGAACGCATGTTCGACAGCAAGGTGCTGGAAGTCACACGCGTTCAATTCACTTTGTATTCTGGAGCGGCAAGCCCCGCTAGTGCGGGCAGCGATCACGCGATTCTCCAAGTGCTTGGCGATCTTTGGTCGTGCTTCGATGAGGTCACGTTGACGTTCGCCGGAAGCGACTACACGCAGGTCGGCTTATACCGGGACACGGGCATCGGGCCTATGTTCGATGACACTACGGATCGTTGGATGTACACACAGGATTATCGCGTGACTATCCAGAAATTGTGACAACAGGAGGTAATTGACAATGGCAGCAATCAGTGGAAAATTGGGTTCGGTTGCATGGACCTCCCACACGAGTCTTGCCGACAACCAGAACATCAAGAGTTGGACTCTGGACATCGGCGTTGACGAACTGGAGACCACGGACTTTTCCGTGACCCAGTGGAAGACCTTCCTCGCCGGTCTGAGCGAAGCGTCTGGTTCCTTCGAGGGCTTCATCGACGGAACGAACGTGCTGACCGTGACCGAATTGTACGGCGCGGCGGCGACTCTGACGCTGACGCTCGATGGTTCGCGCAACATCACTCTGTCGGCATTCTGCACAGGCGTCTCTCTCGGCGTGACTGTCGAGGGCGTGAGCACCTACACGGCGAACTTCCGTATGACGGCGGCGCCAACTTACAATTAGGATTGACAATGGTGCAAAACGATAAGATTCCTTGTTGTGTTTGCGGCAAATTGTTTCAGCAAATTGCCCCGATGCACTTGAGAACTCACAACATGACCACAGACACATACCGCGCTCTATTTCCATACGCGCGGTTTGTGTCTGAGTTTGTGAGAGCCAAGAGCAGCGCCTCTAGCAAAGTGGCCCAGAACAGACCAGACGTAAAACGTCGCGCGAGGATGTCTTTGGTGGAAAGCTGGAAGGAGGGCGGTGCCATGCGTGCCGCTCGTGCCGAGGCTGATTCCAAGTTAGAAACAAAAGCGAATCGTAGCACGGCTCTGAAGCGGCACTACGCAAAACCCGGGGCACTAGAAGCAAATAGGCAGCGGCAGCGCATAGCACAGAACAAATCCGAAGTGAAAATTCAACAGTCAAGGGCCATGACTGCTTACTTCTCCAGCCCGTTCAACAGAGCCAGGCACGCTGAGGCTTGTCGTGTGGCCCAAAATAGACCAGAGGTGGTTGCCTTGCACGAGAAGAACAGAAAAGACCCGGTTCTCATTGAGAAACACAAACAGGCTGTGCTTGCGAGTCGCACCCCAGAAGTAATTGACAAACATTCACGCACACTAAGGAAGCGGTTCGACACGATTGGACGAAAGTGTGAGCAATCTTACGGGCGGGGGTGGAACGCAAAACTCAAGAGATGTGTACGCGAACGCGACGGGAACCGATGCTCTATTTGCGAGTCCCCCCAATCAGAATGTGAGGGAACACTCGTAGTTCACCATATCGATTATAACAAACGCAACTGCTCTCCGTCCAATCTAATAACTCTGTGTAGGAGTTGTCATTCAAAGACAAATGGAAGACGTGAGTATTGGGCGTTGAGATTAGGAAGGAGGGCACATCAATGTGTGCAGCAGTAGCTGGAAAAGTTGGGGCGTTGTATGCCTCCAAAAGAAACTGCCTTCTGTTCAATGCGAGCAACGAGACGTTCACCGTTACGGACCCCACGGGCGGCGAGTTGGATTTCGCCGCTGCGGGCTCCTTCTCGATTGAGTTCTGGTGGAACGGAACGAGTGGTGTAAGCGACACTGCGAACATCATTGCGAAATACGCATCGAGCACTGGCTATCAGTTCGGCACGGATACGGACAAGGCCGAGTTTATTGTCGGTGACGGGACGTTTACGCCCACGATCACCGGCGCAACGGACATCTGCGATGGTTTGTGGCATCACATCGTTTGTGTCCGAGATGAGACGAATGACGAGATTCGTTTGTACGTTGACGGCGCAAGGGACGCGACGGCAGAGACCGACACTACGACCGCCACGCTGGCGAATGCGGCCAATCTTATCATCACGGGCATCGCGTCCGATACGTTCAAGATTGGGTTCCTGCGCGTCTACAACACGGCGGTTGACAATCCGAACGCTATTCGTTTGTACAACGGCGATTACGCGTCGGATTTGAAGTCGTACGAGGTCGGTAACTGGATGCTGTTCGAGGGCAGCGGCACGAACTGCGCGGACCAGAGCAGCAACGGGAATGATGCCACGGTTGCGAACGCAACGTGGAGTCTTCTCACATACGACACGGCCACCACCGAAGATCATTTCGCGGGCGGCGCGTCATTCAATCTCACGTACCCGAATGTGGACAATGACAATTTCACTATCACGGTTGATGGTACGAATCTCACGACCGATCAGTACACGCTGACACCGCGTGGCTCGATGACACTGAGCACCGCCCCGTCGGCGACGAGCGTTGTGACGTACAGGTACTACAAGATGACCGTCGAGTGTGGTGGGTATTTCAACTGGTCGGCCGACGTTCCGGTTGACGAGGCGGAGATCACTATGTTCACCAGTGGTCAGTGGAAGGAGTTTATGCCAATCCTGTCCGACTGGAACGGGTCTGCCGAGGCCCATTGGATAAACTACGGGCACGCATTTGATACGGGCCAGAAGCTGATCTTCCAGATGTACTATGATGAGGACAACGCGCGGTACTTCGACGGTTGGGGCTATGTCATTGGCATTGGCATCACCACCCCGGTTGAAGCCGTTGTGTCGAAGAGCGTTTCGTTCAAGGGCACAGGTCAGTTTGGCAGCGAGAGCACGCCGACAGTACCTACCCCGAGTTCGTCGCCTTCGACTTCGCCGAGTTCCAGCGTGTCGGCCAGTCCGAGCGCAAGTCCGAGTGCCAGTCCGTCGTCTAGCCCGAGTGCTAGTTGATGATGGCCTACTAGCTGTTGAAAGGAGATTGTGATGTCGAAAGAGAAACAGGGTCTTACGGCTTTAGCCAGTACGCCTGTTGAGTTGGATTTCAACGGGCGTAAGTTGAAGTTCTCGCCGCTCACGCTAAGTGATTTTGGTGTGCTTGAGAATTACGTAAAATCACAGAGACTTCAGACTATCTTGGAGTCTTATCGTTTGATGGGTGACCTGTCGCTACAGGAGCAGTCAGAGAAAGAGAAAATAATGCGGGCGGTCACAACGGCGTCGCTGGAGCCCGTAGATTTTGTTCAGGCGATGGTGTCTGTTCGCGGAAGCATGTACATGATTTGGCTATCCGCGAAGAAGGAACACCCTGAAATGACGATGGATGAGTTGTCGTCCTTCGTCACATCACACGAGGATGTAATCAAGATAGTACAGCAGATCAGTGGTCTTGATGTTGACGGAGGTGCCGATAGCACCGACCCCCCGGCGAGCAGCGAGCAGGCTGGGACGAAATAATCCCGCTGCTCTTGCACTTCTACCCCGGGCTGGACTTCGACAGTGTGATGAATCTGTCGTTGCCACAACTTTGGGTGTTGCTGCACAAGATGCCGGATGTGGTCAAGTTCTTCTCCGGTTCTGGTGATGTGAGCAATCGTGGCACGTCAGCCGAGTGCACAACGGCGGCCGACAAGGTTGGTATTGACGTGCCGAGGTAACGAGGTAATAAAATGGCAGCAGTTCTGGGCGAAGCATTTGTTCTGGTCGGTGCGGACATGACCCGTCTCCATGCGGAGATGGGCCGAGCGAAAGCCACGTCGACCAGATTTGTTACCGCCATGAATAAACGCATGGCAACTATGCAGGCGTCCTTGACCAAGATCGGGGAGATGGCGAAGCGTACCTTCATCATTGCTGGTTTGGCAATGGCTGGTGCGGTTGTCGCTTCAGTACGTTTTGAGAAGCAACTCGCCTCAGTCAGTACGATGCTCGCGTCCCAAGCTATGCCCATAATGAGCCGTTATCGCGAAGAGGTTTTGCGAATGGCTCAAGCATTCGGCCAGAGCACCAAGACGCTGACGAAGGGGCTGTACGACATTCTCTCTGCCAGTGTCGGACCGGAAAGAGCTTTGGGTGTTCTTGAAGTATCTGCTAAGGCAGCCATTGGCGGCGTCTCGGATACAGCAACAGCGGCCGACGCGATCACAACCATACTGAATGCCTACCAAATTGACGCGAGCAGAGCCACCGAGGTGAGTGATAAACTCTTCGCCACGGTCAAACGAGGCAAGTTGACGTTCGGCGAGCTTGGAGCCTCCATTGGTAAAGTAGCGACCACAGCAGCGATTGGTGGCCTGTCCCTCGACGAACTGCTCGCCACGATTTCCACCGTTACCCGCGCAGGTATCAATGCGCAGCAGGCAATGACGGCCATTGCCGGTGTTGTCATGATGTTTCTAAAGCCTACGGAAGAGGCGGCGAAGATGGCACGAGATTTTGGGTTTGAGTTGAGTTCCGCGACACTCAGAGCCAAGGGTCTGTCGGGCGTGATGAAAATTATAAATGATCTCTCCGCCGATCAGGTTGCGCAGCTGTTCCCGAACAGACGGGCCATCAAGGGAATTGCCGCCGCAATGCAAGACACCAAGGGACATGCTGTTGACCTTCAGATGATGATGAACTCCGGCGGAATGGCGGCAGAAGCCTACGGTAAAATGGCTGAGACGACGGCGCAGAAATGGGCAAAGTTCAAGCAGTCTATCATGGTTGCGGCCGTAACAATCGGGGATAGGTTGCTGCCTGTTGCAAACGTAATGATGGACATGCTGGGCACGGTTGCCAAAATGCTGCAAACGGGCGTTGGTAAATGGGTAGCTTGGGCGATTGGGATTGCAGTCGTCGGGTCGGCTCTTGTCTTGCTTACTGTCAAGGTAATGGCGCTTACCATCGCGCTGAAGGGAATGGCGGTTGCGGCGAGCGCCGCGCTGCTTCCTCTTCTCATACCCGCGGCCATCATCGCAGCGGCGTTGGCTCCTCTAATCCTAATGATAAGCAGTGCTAAGAGAGAAACGAAGCGGCTCAACGAGGAGTACAAACAGCTTGAGGTAGCGGGAAAAGCAGCGCGAGCCGCCGTGTTCGACTGGAAGGAGGAGTTGCGCAAGGGCGGCAACGTCATTGAGATTGCTGACAAGTATGGGTTGGAAGTGTCGAGGGTGAAAGCATACAACGATGAACTGAGTAAGAATATCCGCGACTCGGTTGTAAAACACGGGGCGAAGAGTCTGGACGAACTCAAGAACAGATTGGTGCAGACCTTTGGTACTGGTGGTGTGTCGATCAGGAAAATGAATGACGCTCTTGACGAACTGGGTATAGGAATAGACAAGACAACGGGCAAGATTGAGCAATTGGCTGTTGTAGTGGAGCCTGTGGCGGATATGTCGAAGCTGTGGGACGCCATGGCTGAACTTGAGCGTGAAGAGGGAAGAATAGGTGCGTCTGATTTTCAGGTGGAACTCCTCAGGTCTCAGGACAAATGGCTTGATACCGTCAATAGCATAAACGACGAGTACAATGCGACTCACAAGGCTCTGACAAAAAACGGACTTCTTACAGATGAGAATGTTGCGAAGATGAATAAACTGCGCGACGAGGCACTGGCCTACGCTGACGCAATATACAAAGCGCGCGACGCACTCGCCGAAACCGCCGAGACCAAGCGCGTCAACGACAAGCTCATCGCCGAAGAGGATGAGATGGACAAGTTCATCGAGACATTGGACAAGAAGGACCGTGACAAGGCCAAGAAACTATTCAACTTCAAGATGGGACTTCAGCGCAGACTGCTTGCTGCGCAGGACAGCGACAACCGAGACGAGTTGGAGATGAAGCTGCGACATGAGCGTGAGTTGGCTCAGGTGAAAGAGGACGGCGCGAAGCAGGACTTCATCAACGAGGTGATGAATCTTCAGAAGCTGGAGGTGCTGCAACTGAAGATCGACAAGGCCAAGGCCGCGCGCGCCGCTGAGATTGCAGGTACGTCGATCAATACATCAGGCGCGTGGGGTCTGCTGCGCTCCTTGCAGAAGAACAAGATGAAGCGAGACGCGCTCAAGGACGGTGGCGACAAGTTCAAGAAAGATCAGGCGGAGAGAGACAAGAATCGCAACGAACTGCTCAAGGACGTGAAACAGGGAATCAAGGAAATCAACACTGACATTGTTGTGTGATGGGATAGAAAATGGCCACAATCGACAGGTTTCAGGAGATCAAGGACAGTCGCAAGCTCTCGTACGGCGAAGACGGGGCGGTGACTCGCTCGCGCTCCTTCCTCTGCCCCAGCACCACTGTCGAGAAGCATCGCCCGAAAATTGGTGACGACTATGGCAAAGCACCTGCTATCGAGGGCGGTGCTCGTATTTCCTCGCGCACCGACC